AGCCGATATTATGTTTAAGAGTTTTAATGTTCCAGCTTTATATATAGCAACTTATGCAGTTTTAGAATTATATTACAATTATAAAACTACTGGTACTGTTGTATATGGAGGATTACCTATATATGGTGAGAATACAATATCAAGTGGATTTAAAGAACGCTTAGAACAAGAAATTAACTGTTTAATTGAAACTTTGATTGAAGCTTTAATTAATCCAGCTAATAAAGCTTTAAATCCAGCTAATAAAGCTTTAATTGAAGCTTTAATTGATACAGGTAATGAAGTTTTAATTGATCCAGGTAATGAAGTTTTAATTGAAGCTTTAATTAAAGCTTTAATTGATCCAGCTAATAAAGCTTTAATTAATCCAGCTAATAAAGCTTTAATTAATCCAGCTAATCAAACTTTAATTAGAGCTTTAATTAAACAAGCTTTAATTGATCCAGCTATTCAAGCTTTAATTAGACAAGCTTTAATTAATCCAACTAATCGAGCTTTAATTAAAAAAGCTTTAATTGATCCATCTAATATTAAAATAACTCCTCAATCTGATATTAATCAAGTTTGGGTAGCTGGTTCAAGATTATCATCTACTAAAGATTTTAATCAAAAGTTTGTATTGCGACAAGAATATATGGAATTAGGTCCAGCAATAATTCACAGAAAATGTTTTTAAATTATAAATAAAAATAATTTATTTAGGTTCTAACAATTTAATTAATTCAGTAAATTCTCTAATAAGAGAATCATATTGAAATGATGGTAATAAGCATTCACTTATACCCATTAAAAATCTTAATCAAGATCAAAAATCAATATTTATTTGTTTTATTAATAGAATAGTTTCATCAATTTCAGATAGTTCTTTATCAAAATTTGTTAATTCATATGAGTTAGTAGCAGGAATATCACCACTGATATGTTTTTGTTTGTATTTTAAATATGTCAAAATAATGTGACAAGACGATTAATTATTATCTCTAATAAAAAATGACGGTATTAAAATTATATACCAGTTTCAAAAAAAATATATTCATTTAATTATATATTAATCAAAAATGTCAGAAGAAATTAAAGTAATCACTATTGAAAATGGATCAAATTTTATTAAAGCTGGATTTTCATCTGCAAGAAAGGATGAACCGGATTATACTATTTTAAAAAAATCAGTCACACAACCAGTAAAACAACCAGTAAAACAATCAGTCAAAGAACCAGTCACACAACCATCATTTGAACAAATTTGTAAATATACTTTTGATAAATTAAATGTAGTTCCTGCTAAATCTGGACAATATCCAGGTGATAATCCTATATTATTAACTGTATCTCCTCTTACCTCAGATGATGATAAAAACGAAATGACTAAAATTATGTTTGAAAAATTTAATGTGTCTAGTTTATATATAGCAACTGACGCAGAAATGGCATTATTTGCAACTGGGAAAGAAACAGGTATTGTTTTACATTCTACAGAAGGTGTAACACATATTGTACCAGTATTTAAAGGAAGTGCTATATCTACAAATGATGCTATTATACCTTTTAATATATGTGGTAAAGATTTAACAAATTTTCTTATGAAATTATTAAATGAAAAATTAAATGAAAAATTAAACAAAAATGTTTTCCTTGTTGAATCTGATATACATAGATCAATTGTGGATGATATTAAGAAAACTATATGTGAAGTTGTAATTGATTATAATGAAGCAAGTGAAAAAAATTCATCATATAATCTAAACAAAAATTATAAATTGCCTGATAATAATAATATTTATATTGGTGATATTGGTAATGCTGACTTTAAGTGCCCTGAACTTTTATTTAAACCAAGTTTAAATAATTCTGTAGAGCAAGTAGGTATTCATATAGGTATTATAAATTCTATTATGCGTTGTCCTAAAAATATTCATGAAGATTTGTTTAAAAATATTATATTATCTGGCGAAAATACAGTTTTTCCTGGATTTGCAGAACGTTTAAAAAAAGAGATTGAAACAGAGATTGAAAATGTATACAAAAAAGTATATCCTGATATGGATATTACGGAAATTGAAGTGTTTGAATCAGATAAAAAAATACAAGAAAATCTTGCCTGGATTGGTGGGTCTAAATTATCAACTTTAGATCGTTTTAGAAATTTATATATAACAAAACAAGTATATGATGAACAAGTAGAAAATATTGTGAAAAAAATTTTTTAAATTTATAAATAAAATATAGATATTAATTAATTTCATCTGATAGATTTATTATGATAGATTTATTATGATAGATTTATTATGATAGATTTATTATGATAGATTTATTATGATAGATTTATTATGATACATAACATTAATTCGGTATATTTTATAAAAAACTTATAAAATAGAATATATATAATTGAAAAAAGAAACAAGTTTTTATGGTTTAATAAAAAAATTTTATTATCTGATAATAATTTTGAATTTTCTATGTATTAGTTTCATAATAATATGTATTCTAATTGCCGTAAATATTATAAAAGTTGATCTTAAAGTTGATAATAATAATCAATTATGTATATCTGACAATAATTTTGTTAATAAAAAATATTTGCGTCAAAATTTAATTGATACATTTAATCCAATTAATCCAATTAATCCAATTAATCCAATTAATCCAATAAATTCTATACATCAAATATATCAATTAAATTCTATACATCAAATGTATAAATTAAATTTAACATATTCTGATTTACACAATAATTTTAATACAAACAATAATTACATAAGACAAATTAATTCAAAAAATTTATCATATAAATTAGGTCATAATAAATTTTCATTATATGATTATTCAACATTTGCAAAAATTATGAAATTTGATTCAAATAATAAATATTTGTTTGGGAATTTGTTTGGGAATTTGTTTGGGAATAAATTAAATAAAATTGAATTAGAAGAAATAAATTTCCAAATAAATATTTCGGATTCATTAGATTGGAGAAATTTTAATAAAGTATCATGTGTAAAAGATCAAGGTAATTGTGGTGCATGTTGGGCATTTAGTGCATTAGGAGCAATAGAATCAGCATATGCGATAAAAACGAATAACTTAATAGATTTTTCAGCACAAGAATTGACAGATTGTGTATATATGGATACAAATAAATATAAACATAATGGTTGTGATGGTGGCTATATGACAGATGCATTTAATTATATAAAAAAGAATGGTATAAGAAAACAACAAGACTATCAATATATTGGACGTGTTTCCGAATGCAAAAGATTATCATCAGATATATTAAAATCAACTTCATTAATAAATATAAGTACATATAATATAGTTAGACCAAAATCAGATCAATTAATGTTATTAGAGTTATATAAACAACCGATATCAGTTGCTTTAGAAGCAAATAAAGATTTTTTTTTGTATAGTAGTGGTATATACACAGGTGAATGTGAAACTAATATAAATCATGCAGCATTATTAGTAGGTTATGGAAAAGATGAAGCAAGTGGTTTAGAATATTATATTTTAAAAAATTCATGGGGTCCATCATGGGGTGAGAATGGCTATATGAGAATAGCTAGAGATAAATCATATAATAATGGTGCAGGTCAATGTGGTATATTATTATATGGATTATATCCAATATTATAAATGAAATTATAAGCCATTTGAATATTTAAAATAGCTTATAATTATTATAAGTACAAACAAAAATGTCAACACATGATTTATTCATTAAATTAATTATAATTGGAAATACAAATGTTGGAAAAACGAAAATAATTGAGAGATATATTAAAAATATTTTTAATCCAGATTCAACATCAACATCAACATCAACCGTGGGTATTGATTTTTTTCATAAACAATTAATTATTAGAGATTCAAATGTTAAATTACAAGTATGGGATACAGCTGGTCAAGAACAATTTATGGCAATCACATCATCATATATAAGGAATTCAAATGGTATAATATTAGTATATGATATAACAAATCCAGATAGTTATAATAATTTAAAAAAATGGTTAAAAGTTATTAAAGATAATTCAACAAATTCAGATTATGAAATATTATTATTGGGTAATAAATCTGACATAATTTGTAAACGAAAAGTGGGATATTTAGATGGTATCGATTATGCAATATCAAATGATATATTAATATTTGAGGAAGTTTCTGCTTTAGAAAATTCAGATAAATTAAATAAAAAGATAAATGAATTTTTAGATATTATAGTTGAAAAAATGATAAAAGATTATCCAAAAGAATCATTAAATACCAAAAATCAAGTTTTAACACTCTCTACTTCATCAGAGAAAAAATCAAATTGTTGTTAATCTAGTTAATTTAGTATCATATATTGTATCATATATTGTATCTTATTAAGATAATAAAAAACATTAAATCATCTAAATCTAATATTTTGTTTTTTTAAATAAACAAAACAAAATATAATTTTCTTATTTATTTTAAATAATGATAGATAATTCTCTAGTAAAAATTGTAAAATCTGATAAAAAATCACAAAATAAGTTTTATAATTTGATTAAAAAGATTTCCAAACTATCTAAAAAATATCCTGTTTTTATGGGAATTGATTTTGAATTTAATACTAAAAAAATAGCCCTAATGCAAATATTATTTGAAATTCATAAAAAAGAGAAAATTATTAAAAAATATTATATAGTATTTCCACCTAATCTTGAATTAGAAATTTATGAGTTTTTTAAAATAAATATTATGGCAAATACATCTATTTTAAAAATTTTACATGGATCTGAGTCTTTAGATATACCTTATTTAGTTGAAGTTTTTTTTGATATGGATATTGAATTAGGAATTGAATTTTTTCTCTCAATGATTGATACCAGATATTTATGTGAATATTTAAATATTGAAAGATCTGAACCAAATATTTGTAGAATATATGATTTGTTAGAGAAAACACAAATTATATCAGCTCAAGAAAAATTAGATTTAGATTCTAATGAAATAAAAATGGGCCCAATTTATGAAATATTTATTGATATTAATACTTTGACACCTGAATTGATAACATATTCTATTCATGATGTTGTATATTTGATAGATCTTTTTCAACATTTAAAAACACAAATAATAAAAACAAATCCCAAAAATTATTATTTGTTAATAGATACACAGAGATATTGTTTTATGGAGAAAAGAGATGTAACAAATATTGGAGATGATTTAACATTAATAAATAAAATGAATAATTATTTTTACTATATTAATAAGTCAAATACAAAAACAGAACATATTTTAGATAAATTAAATCTTCATACACCTTCTGATAAAACAGATTTCTATCATCGAATTAGTATGTTAAAAACATTTGAGATAATGATAAAAGATTTTTTGGATTCATTTGATGGACCAAGATATATAATCAGTGTTAATTATTTAAAAAGTAATTTGATAAATTTATTAAAATTAATTACATATTCTATTATTCTAAAAAATTATAGAGTAAAGGCAACAAAAATAGATATAGTTGATTATGATTTAGAATCAAATATTAAAGCAATTAGACAAGGGTTAGAAGCATTAGATCTTAATCATTTATTAGAACTTATCAATAAATTCTATGCTTATGTTGAAATGAAATTAAAACCATGAAATTAAAATCATATAGATCAAGTTTTATAAATTAATTGAGATCACATAATAATTTACATAATTCATTATATTTTGCTGAAAATGATGATGTTGTATTTGATGTAGAATTTTTTAACCATTCATTTGTTACATTCATAATATGTGATTTCTTTGTTTTGAAATGATTCAGAATAACATCTTCAAAACCAATTGGAGGATTTTTTAACATATCTACCATTCCCCAACATAATGTATTGTATTGAACTGTTTTATTATATGTTTCTGATGATTTCTTTCCTTGTTCTGTTCCAATGGAACGTTCGTATCCAGGTTCATTAAAATATGGTTCGTCAATAAAGATGAGTGATTGAATTGATATTAGAACTTGTAGAATACTTGATGCCTCGTTCCATGATTCAGATGCCTCGCCTCTCCAAGTACCCAAGAGGGATAGACAAACTTTACCACAAGCATACAGATTAGGATTAAATCTGACGCTTCCATTTCCAGTTGTTATAATTTTAACCAAGGGTGGTGAATTGGGGAATGTTTCAGGTATAAAGATATGAAATAGAAAACACCCACTATCATATGGAGTACCATGACTAGGAATAATTAGAGCTTGAATACATTGCATATTATCTTGATTTACTCTAACATAAATACTAGATTCATAATTCATTGGTAAAGATTTTGATAATATAGTTGTTTCTTTTATTAAACGCAATGTTTTTATTAGTTTTTTATTATTATTTAGACAATTTGGCAAATTACTAATTGTTTTAAATTGATAGGCTTTCATTAAATTACAATATTCAACTTTATGATCAGCTACACTATTATCAAGATTAGATTGTATAATTTTTCTATTAGTATCAAAATATGCAATAATTTTATTAAAGAGTTCAATGAATGTATTAATTTGTTGTTTTTGATTATTAATTTTTGATAACATATTTACACTTTCGATAGATTGTATAAAAATGGATTCATAGTTATCAAATAAGGTTGGATTTAATTCAAATAACTTTGAACAAATGATTATTAAATTTTCGACATATTTCATATTATTATCAAAATATGATAAATCTAGATTATCTATTAAATTACTTACAATAAATTCTACTAAACAACTATTTTTTATGTCATCTATTAAATATGGATTTAATGATTTAT